GCTATCGCTGGTGTAGATACAATGACAGCAGTAACTGTGGCTGGTCTTACAGCAGTAGCAGCAGTAGTAGAGAAGTTAGCCCGTGCATTTATGGATGATGGCAGACTATCTCTTGATGAAATTAATGCCGCATTCTCAACCGTAGATAAAGGCGCAAAGACAGTTGCTGACACAGAGGTAGAGAATCGTCAGGCTGCAGATAAGCAAGCAAAGATTGACCCTAACTACAACTAAGGAGTAATAGTGGCTGAGAAGAATACAGTCGCAGCATTAGTTGAGGTTGCGAAAAATGAAGTAGGAACCATTGAAGGTCCTAAAGATAATCAAACCAAGTATGGAGCCTTTACTAAGGCAAACTTTCTACCTTGGTGTGGCTCATTTGTTATGTGGTGCGCTAATCAAGCAGGAGTAAAAGTACCTAATATGGTATCTACTGTTGCTGGTGCTGGTGCCTTTAAGAAGATGGGCGTCTGGACTGATGCTAAGAATGCTAAGCCAGTACCTGGCGATATTGCTTTCTTTGATTTCCCTGGAGATAATGTAGATAGAATCTCTCACGTTGGTATTGTAATTGAAAACAACGGAGATGGAACTGTTACTTGTATCGAGGGTAATACTGCTGGCAATGCTAGAGGAGACCAACGCAATGGTGGTGAAGTAGCAATAAAGGTTCGTGGCTACATTAAAAATAAAAAGAAAGTTATGGTAAGCGTAGTTGGCTTTGGTCGTCCTAATTACACGGGTAACGAAGTTAATGTTGCTGTACCAGTATCAGATACACCAGAATTTCCTGGCACTATTAAGCCTGGAGATAGAAGCAATGGCGTAAAGATTGTACAGAAAGCCCTTGCTTTAAGTGTTGATGGAATCTATGGTCCAAAGACCAAGGCTGCTGTGGTTAAGTTCCAAGACAATCACGACGGTATTGATTCCAATGGCATCATCGGTCCAAAAACTTGGGCTGAGTTAGTTAAGTTCCTCTAAGGAGAAAAAATGTTTGACAAAGAAAAAGTAAAACAAATTGCCCTCTCATACCTTCGTGCTGCTGCAGCATCTGCAGTTGCGCTATATACGGCAGGACAACGTGAGCCAAAGGTATTGGCAGCAGCATTCGTTGCAGGTCTAGTCGGACCTATCTTGAAGGCACTAGACAAGTCAGCACCAGAGTTCGGACGCACAGAGAAGTAGCCCTAATCGGGCTTTAAAGGCCCTTTATAGACCATTTGACCCTTGAGGTATAGGTAATCCCTATATCTTGAGGGTCTTTTTGTCATTTCTTGGCGTGTCGTGTGGCTTCCATAAGTCAGGGTTGTGTGTATAATTATCTTATTAATATAATATAATTAATATAGGGGCGGAGCCCCTTATATAATATATAATTATAATATATAATATATAATATTACCTAATATATAATAATATTGGGTAGTCATATGTGTCGAGTACTCTCCTGTCCTCCGCTTGTGACTACCTAATCTAACTAAGACAGGAGTAAGAATGTTTAATAAAAAAGTAAATGAACTTATAGAAGAATTATCTGATTCAATATATCTTCTTAGTCAAAACATTAAAGAGTTAAAAGAAGAAGTAGATTATCTGTACGATAAATTAGGTCTTGATGATTAAACTTGATGGATATGAATTACCTGCTCACGTATCTTACTCAGCATTTACAACTTACCTAACTTGTGGTTATCAGTATTACTTAGGAAGATTATTACAAGTACCTGAAGAACCAAGTGTTTGGTCTGCTGGTGGACGAGCATTTCACTTAGCAACAGAATTATACGACCTAGAAAATGAATGAGTTATGGGTTAAGGCTTGGGAAATTGAAACCAAGGATATTGATTTAAGTACTGCTCGTGTTGCTGGGCGTTCAACTATTGCTAACCCAAACAAGGAAGATGCTGTTTGGTGGAATACACAGGGTTCCAAGTGGGTAGACAACTACATCTCTTGGCGCAAAAATAATAAAGACTGGAAGATATGGACCACCCCACAGGGTATCCGTGCTATCGAGTTGGAGTTAAATCCCATCATTGCTGACGTGCCAGTAAAGATGTTTATTGATAGGATATTTGAAGTTAACGGACAACTTGTGATTGTCGACTTGAAAACATCCTCACGTAAACCAATATCTGATTTACAACTTGGCTTTTATAAAGTTGGTGTAGAGATGATGCTTGGTGTTGAAGTCAATCTAGGTAACTACTGGATGTCTCGTGAGTCGGGGACAGGAGAGATGATTGACCTTAGTAGATATACAAAAGATATGCTGGAATACTTTGTCGATGGATTCGATAAGGCTAGGAAGGCAGGTATATTCTTACCAAACCTACAATCGTGCAGTTTCTGTGGACTCACAGAACACTGCCAATTTACGAAAGGCAAATAATGGCAATCGAAGATTGGAAACTACAGGTTTCCTACAAGTCTCCTAATGGAGATTTAATTAATGTTCGTGCTAATACATCTGACGAACTATCAGTACTGCTTGAAGGTGTTAGCGATTATGCTACACAGATTGCAGCAACTGGAAAGTTATTGGCAGGTGCTTACACTGCAGCCCCTTTGGGGACCACTGGTTCAACAGTAGGCATTACGCCCGCAGTTACCTCATCAATCGCCCCGACATCGGAAGCGTCGCCTACTTGCGTACACGGAAGTCGGAAATTCTTGAGTGGTATCAGCAAGAAAAACGGAAAACCGTACAAGATGTGGGTCTGCCCACAACCACAGGGAGCGGACCAGTGCACCCCAGTAAACGGCTAATTCAAGCCGAACTTTAAAATATTGGTAAGGGGATTCTCAATTTATGGGGAGACGGTTTAGAGTCTCCTTACCATTACTAGATAGGAGAGATTAATGCGAACCCTTGTTCGTGCTGTAGGTAGAACAGATATTGGTGGTGAACCACTACCTTCTGTGTTCAGAGCATTTGATAGTAATAAAATTATTTTACGTAGAGCAGAAGTATCTATGCTTGCTGGTACCCCTGGTGTCGGTAAGTCAACACTGGCTTTAGCCTTAGCATTAAAGATGAAAGTACCAAGCCTATATATATCAGCAGATACCAATGCTCATACTATGGCTATGCGTCTTGCCTCAATGATTTCAGGTAAGAATCAAACTGATGTAGAAGGTTTAATGAATACAGATTATGGGTGGACTAAGGCAACACTTGCTAAAGGTTCACACATTGTGTGGTCGTTTGAATCTAGTCCATCACTACAAGATATTGATGAAGAGGTTCAAGCCTTTGAAGAACTATGGGGTTGTCCTCCAGTTGCTATCTTTGTAGATAACTTAATGGATATTGCTACTGATGGTGGCGAAGAGTTCGCTTCAATGAGAGCGATTATGAAGGAGTTAAAGTATCTTGCTCGTGCAACTAATGCTGCTGTCATTATTTTACATCATACTTCTGAGGCTGTTAGTGGTGACCCTTGTCAACCACGTTCCGCCCTTCAAGGAAAGGTGGCACAACTACCTGCTCTCATCTGTACTTTGGGTGTTGTTGGTACTTCTATGGCTGTTGCTCCTGTCAAGAATAGATACGGCAGAGCAGACGCTAACGCTAATTTACTGACTTGGTTAGCCTTTAATCCTGAGTATATGTTTATGGATGATATACCTGAGAACATATAATGATTGTTGACTTAAGTCAGGAAGAAGTACGTGTGTGCACTATGTTGGCTACCGAGCGTTGGCTTACAAAGTTTGGCTCGATTGACAAACCCAACTATGCCCAAGGCAAAGCAGATGGAAAACTGGAACACGAATTGTTATCTAATGTGCGGGCTAATGTTTGTGAATGGGCAGTAGCAAAGCAATACAACGCATCTTGGAATGTCCCTTGGTACCCCAATGGCCTACATACTAGACGTCAATCCTTGCCCGATGCTGGAGATAGGTTTGAGGTAAGGTCAGTGCGGACGCAAACATCTATTCCTTTTTGGGAAAAGGATTTAGACAAATTGATTTTTGGGGCGAAGGTATTAGATACAGATTACTACTCAAAAGTTGAGGTATATGGATACATTGCGCCTACCCAGTATATGAAGGACGAATGGTATGATTCCTATATTAATGGCTGGCGAGTGCCAGTTACTGAGTTTAAGGAGTAATATGATACAAGAAGAAGATGATATGACTCAAGAGATACGTCAACTCGTATTGCTTGAACTGAATGCAGAGATACAAAACTTCATTAACAAAATCAAAGGTTCAAAAATTAAAGTTACAGATGAATGGAGTGATGGCGTTAATCAAGGATTAGAGTGGGCTGTTCGTATCCTTAAGAAGGACAAGAGTGCATACTAGTGCCATCACAATCCCGTAAGCATAGAGGTTATCGTAGTCAAAAAGTTTTGGCTATGTACTTAGCGGAAAATGGATTTCCGTATGCCGAAAGCACGGGAGCAGGACGTAGTGGCTCTGATATAACTGGTTGTATTGGTGTTGATTGGGAAGTAAAAGCACGAACTGGGTTTAATCCATCTAGTGCTATTGCACAATTAAAGGAACGTGCAAAGAATGGAATTCTTGGGTTAGTTTGCCTAAGACTTAACGGACAGGGGGAACAGAAAATTAAAGATTGGGTTGTAGTCTTAAGACTTGAAGATGCAGTTAATCTGCTTAGAGAGGCAGGGTATGGTGATAAAAAATGATAACGACCTACCAAGTATCAGAGAAGTACTTACACACTACGGAGCACACATACGACAAACTTACGGGCAAGTTAATCTCAAGTGCCCATTCCACTCCGACACTCACCAGTCGGGAAGTGCTAATCTCAACAATAATATATTCATCTGTTTCGCCTGCGGAATGCAGGGTAACAGTTTGCAAATCATTAGTAAGCAAGAAGGGGTAAACATACGTGAAGCAAAGCATATTGCAGAAAGAATTACTGGGGAAGGCGACGGAAAGTTACGGAGCAAACATTTATCAGGCGGAAGACTACCTAAAAAACAGGGGAATTCCAGTGGAAATAGCACGGCTGGCGCAATTAGGCGTAGTAGAGGAACCTGAAGTTGGACACGAAGCATACAAAGGAAGACTATCCATACCGTATATTACCAAGACTGGCGTTGTCGATTTGCGTTTTCGGGCTCTTCATCCTGCTATTGAACCTAAGTATATGGGTTTAACTGGTGCTGAAACTAGAATGTACAACGTACTTGATATTGAAAAAGCAACAAACTTTATAGGAGTATGTGAAGGAGAACTAGACACCATCACTATGTCTATGTGTATAGGCATACCCTGCATTGGTGTTCCTGGTGCTAATAGTTGGAAGAAACATTACACAAGATTGTTAGCAGATTTTGAAAGAGTGTTTGTTTTTGCAGACGGAGACCAACCAGGAACTGAGTTTGCTCGTAGTCTTGCTCGTGAATTACCAGTTACTATTGTTCAATTACCTGATGGGCACGACGTTAACTCAATGTTTGTACAAGAAGGTGCCAGTTATTTTCACAATAAGATAAATAATAAATGAACCTAGAAGACCAGCCACCTCATAATACTTGTAAGGAATGTGGTCAGGTCTTTGAAAGTTCCTTTGAATTGGTTGACCACTTGCTAGAGGACGACGAAGAGTTTGACCCATACTTAGTACTACCTAGCGGATATAGATTGATGCTTGGTTCAATGCTTAGATTTATTTATAACAACGCCAATAGTCCTGAACAAGTCAAGTTAATTACCCAGTCAACCTATGTAACTTTGTTTGCTTCAGAGAATGGCTATGAACCAATCGAAGAATTGATAGAAGAAATGGTGGTTAAGTCAGCATTAAAAGATTTTGATGATAGTCTTAAGACATTATTAGAAGAGGAAAAACCTACCAATGAAAGCGGAGAGTGAAGAGATATGGCAGATTATAACCCACTTGGAAAAACAAGGTTTCCAAATTTACTCGAAGGAGATTTACCAAAACACCTTGTTGTTAACACTAAAGATTCCCCTGCTCTTAACAAACAATTCAAGAAAGATGTAGAGGATACCTTTAATGAACTCGAAGAACTGCTCCTCAGCAAGCACCTTGATTACGGCCCGAAGAATATCAGCGAGTCACCTGGTGGACCTATCAATGGATTGCGAGTACGTATGCACGATAAACTTGCAAGGATTAATAACCTTGTTGACAACAGTAGAAACCCACAACACGAGTCCCTTGAAGACTCGTTCAAAGATATGGCTAACTACTCCATCATTGCTCTCTTAGTCTTAAGACGCCAATGGGATAGCAAAGAATGAAAGAACAGGAATTATTTGATTGGCTGAAGGCTGGTCATTACTCTGACTTAGAAAAATCTAGTAAAGAGTATGATGGTTTTGATTGCACAAGCGGTCATTATAAAATGTTTATTGAACTTAAGTCTAGGAATACTCACTATGATACTCTGCTACTGGAAAGAAAGAAGTTTGATTTTCTAGTCTTGACCGCAGATGTTCTTGGTTATACACCTTGGTATATAAACTCAACGCCTCTTGGTGTCTGGTCTTTTCCGCTTAAGACAGTAGTTAAAGATTTAGAATGGGTTGAGAAATGGTTAC